AGCACCATGAGTTCTTTGCATATAAGTACTATCTGCTGGATTAAACCTAATTGATTGGTCTATAGAGTATGTAGCAGATACTCCAGATTTATTCCATAATTCGTTACTAAACATATTTTATCCAAATGCAAGTTGAGGACTACCTAACAATATAGAATTATCAGCTTTAACAATATAAGGTACGACATCATATGCACTATTAGTTGAACTCAAAGTTAACCCTCCTGATGCAGGTGTTTCATAATCTGTACCTAAACTTATTGTTCCTGCACTACCACTACTTGGTTGTATAATTAACATAACTCCTGTTTGCCCTACATTACTTGCTTCTGTAGTAGGATTAGATAATGTGTTAGCTCCACTACCTAAAGTAAGTATAAAATTTTGATATGTATCAAAGTCTAATGTTTTGCTAGTAGATATTGTAGCTGTTTCAGTTTTACCTATTGCAACTTTATTTGTAATTGTTTGTGAAGCAGATGCACCAATAAGTTCTTGATTACCACCTGCAGGTAAAGTTAATTCATTTGTTACACCTGCACTATGTGGCTGTGCTTTAACTATTTGTCCATGTGAATTGTTTTCGCAATTAAATTGTATTGCACCAGAATTTGTATTACCTTTTACTGTAACATGACCTGTTCCATTTGGTGCTAATTCAAGATCACGATTACTTGTAGTAACAATATCAAATGTTACTAAATCTAAATCTCCACCTAACTGTGGAGAGGTATCATCAGCAAGAGAAGATAAACCACTACCTGCAGGCCCTTGTGGCCCTGTAGGCCCTGTTGCTCCTTGTGGGCCTGTAGATCCTGTTGATCCTTGCGGCCCTGTATTACCTGTTGCACCAGTATCGCCTCTCGGCACTCCTAATGTAAGTACACCTGTTCCTATATCATATGATGCTGTAGCACTTGCTCCTGCAGTAAGTGTATTTATTGTAACACCACCACTTATTGGAGAAGCATACATAACTAAATCTCCACTAGAATCAAACCCAATAATTTTATCTGCACGTGTTACTGGTATACTTAAATTAGAAGTTACAGAATCGCTATCTGACAATCGTATAGCACGATCTGTTCTACCCTCTTGATCTGCAATTAATGCAGTTTGTTTATCAAATTCTGTATTAAGTGCTGTAATATCTAAACTTGATCCTGTACTAAAATCTGTGGATCTTTCTACATCTATACTTCTTATTATAATTATTTTAGTACCTGCTGTTTGTCCTGATCCAAATGTTATTGTGCCACCTGCACCAAACTCATAGGCACTATCGGATGTACTAGCTGTTGGTTGTACATTATATGTAGTAGTAGTTGTTGCGTTAGCATTATATGATGCAAGTGTAGTGCCTACATATACTACAAGATCAGCTACAGCAAAAAATTCAAACGGAACTGTAAATACAGTTTGACTTGCAGTTGCTGTATATGTAACTCGTGGTGTGTTATTAGCACTAAGTATTGTCATCAATAAACTCCTGTTGCAGAATTATACATATCTCTAAATGTTTGATCCCATAACCATAAATTATTAAGTGGTATCAACTTTCTTAACATAACCTTTTTCTCGCTAGATGACAAGTTGTCGTTAGTAAATGCATTTATAAGATCATAAACCATACTTGGGCCAGAACCCATAAATTCTTTAGCCGCATCCATGCCATCAGCATCACCAAATCTATTATCTAAACCTAATAAAGGTCTAGCACCTATTGACTTACCAAAAAATCCTCCACTTGTTGTTTCTAACATAAAGTTAGCATCACCTAGTAAAGCAGTTACACCCGATAATTCTACACCTCTTACTATTTTTTCACCTAAATCTTTATTTTCATAGTATCTTTTGTTTTTTGTGTAATCAGCAATCATACCCATGCCTATTGCCGCAGTTATACCTGCCATAGCTTGTGGTAATTTACCATCTCTACCCTGCACCATAGATATTAATACTTTTCTATTTGCAGCTATACCCCAAGAATAAAATTGTAATAACAAACCAAGAAACGCATTGTTAATTTTTCCACCTAATTCTGTTTTTTGAAATCCTATTGCTTTAAAAATAGGATTGTCCATCATCTGCGCTATACCTTCATCATTAATTCTTAGTACACCTGACATCATATTAAGCTGATCACCTGCCATAGGTGTAACAATAGTACGATTTATATCAGTATATATAGCTTCACGTAGTGCACGGCGTGCTTGTTGTCCTCCTTTAAGAGAATCCCATTTCATAGAATCTAAAAAATATGTACCATTTTGTTTTTGTATAGGCATACGTGCAATAGTATTAGCTGTACGCTTATCAATACCATAAGATGCAAGCCGTGCTATACCATCTTTGTCTAATTTACCATTAGCAAGTGCCATAGAATCTTCTACAAACCTATGCATACTAGTTCTACGGACAATACGTTTAATTAAACGGGTATACGGTGTAAGTAAGTTAGCTTGAAAAAATGCTTGCTGTGGTCTTTCTAACCATTGACCAATAGTTTTATTATATATACCTGCAAAGTTTTTGTTTTGTGTAGCTATAGAATCAGAAACAAAACGTAAAGATGCACCACTTAACTCGCCTTCTATAATCGGAGCAAGAAAATCTAACTCATCCATATTACTATGTTTACTAAAAGTATCTAAACCTTGTACAAATGGTTTAAGACTTTGTTCGTATGTTCTAGCAAAACCATTAACCATAATAGGTCTAGCTAATTCAGGTAATGCACTAAATACAACTTTACCCATAAATGCCAAGTTTGCTAAATTACGTAATGATGCGGCAACTTGTACACCAAGTGTAGTAGGATCATCAGAATATAAAACACCAAGTATATTATCTTTAGCATCTCTAAAACCATTTACAATTTTGGCTCTGCTTGTAGCATCAACACCATCTACTATTAAATCTATTTCCATATTAGCTAAATACTCAATCATGTGTGTACTGCCATATGCTTTGTGTATTTCTATAGCAGGAGCCATTCTATCAACATAATGACGTAATATTACTTCTGCATCAGTTTCAATAAAATCTATTACATCTGCATTAGGTATATCAATATCACGTGATAACAAAGAACGAGCACCAACTTTGTATTGTCCATCAAGATCAACACCATATCCAAGTACACCATCAACATCACCAAATCGAGCTTGTCCTTCAAGTATATTATTATATGCTATATCTACTTCAGCATTAATTACATCTGCACTACGCATTATAGTTTCCGGATCACCACCACGTGCTTCAACTTGTTTTTGTACTTTTTTACGTCTACTTGCAATAGCTTCTTTTGTAATTAGTTTGCTATAATTTTGTTCAAAATGTTTTCTAAGTATTGCTTTAAACTCATCAGCTTTTTCTATAAGCCTGTCATGTCGCCAAAAACGTGTAAAATAGTTTTCATCTGTAGGATTTACAAAATCTGCGTTATCTACTACTTCTATTTCATCTTTGCGTAATTTTATAAAGTTTTGTTTATCTTCTAACATTTTGTTAAGTCTAGCTCGATCATCTTTTGCTAATTTAATTTTTGTATCTTTAAGTATATCATTTATACGTAATGCTGTGAGTTCTGCATCTTTGATGCTTTTTTGAAAACTATTTTGATTTTTAAACATTTGTAAATTAGATGCCTCTTTTTTTATTTCATCCATAAGTTTACCAAAATGCATAGAAGCATTCTTTACTGCTTGTTGTGTTTCCATATCTAAACCTTGTACAAGTTTAGGATTAGCTCGATATTCTCCAACAAGCTGATTAAATTTACGCATATCTAGTTCTTCTGGAACTTCACCATCTTTAGTTTTTTTTAATATATTACTTACTTTGCTACCAAATTGTTTACCTGCTAAAGCACCACGGGCAAGTGTACGTGCACCTGCACCTTTACCTGTACCAATACCTTTTAGTTTAAAATACTCATCTTCCATAGCATTAAGAGTATCTCGTAATTTAGGATGATAATTTAAAAACTTACGCATAATAACAGAACTAGGAGATGCAATACCTTGTTTGTTCATGTTAAGCATAGTTCCGTGATCACCAATAAGTTCAAGCATAGCTGTTGATAATTTGTTAGCTAGTTTTTTATTTTTTACTTTTCTACCTATAGCATTAATTGTACCACCAAGATTACTTATTTCTTCAAATACTCTTAATGCTTTAATGCCACTTGTTTCAGCAGGTTTTGCTTTGTTTGTTTTATATATATCATTAATTAATTCTTTAACTATTTTTTGATTATATTCTTCTAAACTTAATTTACCTCGTGGTGTTTGTGCAACGTGTACAGCTTTACGAATACTAAAGTTAATCCAATCTTCAGCTGTCTTAAACATATTCTCTGGTGGTCTTATGCCTAGTTTATTAAGATATTGTAAATGTTTGTTCTGTTCAAACATAGCTTTACCTCTTGCTACATCTATTTCTACTTCGTTAGTTAATTCATTATATCTAGCAATACGTGAGTTTATAGATGCTTTGAGATTGTTTATAGATGTTTCCTCAATAGCTTGACTCATACCACCACGTGTAAGAATAGGAGAAAGTTTCTCTCTTTCTTTTTGTAATCTACCCCTATACTCATCAAGTGTTTCCCCATCCCTTCGAGCTAACTTTCCTGAAACGTGTGTAACTTTAATTCTTTCATTCTTATTGTATGTACGTATTTTTTTCATTAAACGTAATGCTTCATTGTTTACTCTATTTTCATATGCACCTGTTGTTTCTTTTATTTTTTTATTACGACGAATATAACTATGTGCATACTCATGTAACATAACAAAATCAGCATATTCATCAGCATCACGAAATGTATCTATAGGTAATGCTTTTACACCTTTTACTTTTGGTTTAGTATGTGGCAAATCATAGAACTGACGTTTAAGATACTCTCTATCTATTCTTATTGTTTTTTTTTCATAGTTAATAAATGCAGGTCTATAAGCACCACTTGATGTATGTGCACCTGTGTTTCCCTCTATAACTTTTATCTTGTCTGCATTCTCAGGATCAAGCATACGTATAGATTCACGTATAGTTGGTTTTTTATATTTTAATGCATTCTTAAAATCTTTAATACCTTTTACAGATCGTATGATGGCACCACCTACACCTTTAAGAGGGTCTATAAAAACATCACCATCATAGTTAGTAATACCTTCATTCTGACTTTGCTCGTAATCGTATTTGTTAACTGCTTCTTCTGTTGATGTTGGTTGTGCTTGTTTAGTAGCTTTAGGCCCAACTGATTTAGTAAGTGCTCCGACTGTACCACCCAGTAATCCACCAGTAAGTGTACTTAATCCAATCATAGAAGCAGTTTCTTCTATTGTTGATGTAGGATCTAATGCATGACGTATTGGTTCTGTTGCCGCCGTTATTGCTCCTACACCTGCACCAACCTTTACTGCACCTTTGACAAATCCCATACCAATACCTAATGGTACGGGTATATATGTTGTAGGATCTAAAAATGCAGAAGCAAAAGCAGGTAGTATTCTACCCGATTCTTCAAGTCTATCTCTTCTAGCTTGGTTGCTATTTATTTTATGTTTTAAAAAGTCTGCTTGTTCTTTATTACGAATACCAACAAAATCTTCTGCATATTGCTCATATCCATTTATATCTTCAAATGGATCATATTGTGGATCATAAACATCACTTACAGGATTACTAATACTTTGTCCAAGTTGTCCTAACCATGATAAACCATAGTGATCAAACACATCATCTACAAATGTATTCTTTTGTGTAATAGTAGTAGAGCGTTGTAGTGGTGTACTAAATGATCTATTAAAATTATAGGTCTTTAAATACTGTTCTTGATCAGGTGTAAGCTCGGAAGATGGTTTATAATTAGTTGCCATAGTTAGGTAATGCTTTTCTAAATACTTCAGAATATGATTGGTTTATTTTTTCTTGTTTGCGTATAAGTTCTTGTGTATCTTTATCTACTACATTATAGTGATTTATTTTTTCTTGTAATACAAAATTACTTTGTGCATCTGAAAGTGCGGCTTTATCTAATTCTTCTTTAATAAGAAATGGTTGATAAATAATTGGATTACCCTCTTCGGTATATTGTATATTACCATTTGCATCTAAAACATAATAACTTACATCAAATGGATTAGTTGTAAGTACACCTCTACTTGTTTGCACAGGAAATACTTTTACATTATTACCCAACTCAGCATCTGGATTATCTAATAAAGTTTTAATAGCAGCTTCATGCCAATCACTTATTTTTTTAGTAGGATTATTTGGATCTGTTATTACAAAATTTTCTAATGGATAAGTTGTATACCCTGATCCTGTATCAGATGGTCTATAATTATATCTTGATTTACCAATTATTTGTTGTTTTTCTAATGAATCAACAAATTTATTAGCCATATTTTTAAATGATGCAACTGGTGTTTTTATAACTCCATCATATATTGTTGCATTCTTTAATAAAGTTTCTGCATATTTTGAAATAGCAGGACTTTGATCACCTAAACCATCAAAATTTTTATTTAATCTTTCTTTTATTGCTTTGTTTGCATCTTTTATAGCTTCATTAAAAGTGCTTTGATCTTCATTACTTATTTTACTTGTCGCTTCATTTAAATCATTTATTACATTTTTAAAATTAATATCTTGATCTACTATACGTCTTACCATTATAGCTCGTAATAAACCATTTACTTTAGGATCTAATCTTGGCAAAAATTGATAATCTGCAGGTATATTTTGTATATTATCATTTATATCTATATATTTTTGTACAGAAGGCATTTCCATAGCAGAATCTAAAACTGCAGTTATGGTTGGAATATGTCCATTATTAATTAAAGATTGTATTTCATCTTTTGCTTTTTCAGGCATAATACCTGTCTTTGCCATAGCACTTATAAATTGTGGATCTGCAAAAGCATCAGCTACAGACTCATGTTGAAATCCCATTGTTTGTATAAATCCTGTAGGATTTTTATTAAATAATTTATTTATATCACTTTGGTATTGAATAACAGTTTGTCTTGGATTCTTTAATTGTTGTCTTAATGCTTCTTGTACACTAAAAGTAGCACCTGTATTATCTGCATCACCAGTAAGGTTTGCTAGGCGTGCTCTTACATCTGTTTGTATGTCAGTTTTTTCACCCTCAGAAAGTGTTCCTATAGAATTATTAAATTCAGCTTGCGACAGTTTTACTGGTTTACCATCAACCATAATTGTTTGATCCCCAGTATTATCAAGCAGTTCATCCAGTGCTGAAAGATTGGCAACAATATTACGCTTACCTTCTATAGTTTCTCCTGCTGTAGTTATATTATTAGCAAGATCACGTATAGTAACACCACCTACTGAACTGCCATAAAACTTATCAAAACTTTTTATTCTTTCTTGCAATTTAGCAACAAGTGGTCTTGCAATACCTGATACTTCTTCAGGTATCTGTTTAAGGTTTTCTAGTGCTTCTTGTCCTGCCTCTTTATTATATATAATTGTATCATCATATTTATTTTGAAAAGAACTTATTTGTTCTGTTACACTATCTAACATCATTTTTTCTTGTTGGACTCTAAATGTATTACTTACTCTTTTTTGATCTGCCAGTAATTTTGCATCTAGTTTTGGTCTAAGGTATTCTCTAAATCGAGAAGGTACATTCTGCATATATTGATCATAGACAGGTTGCATACGTTGTAGAAATTGATCTGCTGTTTGTTTACGTGTCTGTGAATCACTTGCTACTTTAAAACTTTGCTCTTCAAACTGACGACCAAGATCCTCTTTCATTTTTATTACAACCATTTTGTCATAAGCATCTTGAGATGGTTGCCAAAAAAACCGATCAGGTTTAAATTGTTTTGGTCTCTTTACTGTTGTTTCAAGTCCATCATCATCTGTGTAGGTATACTCCTCTTGTTCAAACTGTAAGTTTTCTATAGAGTTTTTCATAGCCAACTCATCAGCTTTATTTGCAAGTTTACCTAAAGTTTCACTCTGAGTTTCCATAGTTTTATTCCACTCAGCTTGTGCTCTTGCTTCAGCCCTAACAGCAGTATCTCTGCCTGTTTGTGAAGTTACTCCAACTTTATCTACATATGTAACCTTTTGTGATTCTCTAATTGCCATTATTCACCCATTAATCCACTATAATTAATATCAGAAAGTAACCCAATAGTTTTACCTATTCTTCTCATTTTACGTGCTTTCATTTGTGATCTAAATGAACTTTGTACTGCTTCTTGGGCAATACCTGCCTGCTGTGCTTCTAACTGTTTTGTAAGTTGTTCTTCTCTACCCATTAATCGTAATAAATTAGAATCACGTTGTTCTCTTTCTCTATTAGATTTTAAAAATGCTTGGAACGATGCAGAATTAATATCAGCTCCAGATGCTCCAAATTGAGCCATATTTGCATAGTGATTAGCTTGTGCTTCTCTTTTACGTGAATTTATTTGCGTTAATGTTTTTAGTGCCGCCGCTTCAGAGGCATCAAGTGCTTGTTGTTTCTGTTGTGCAAGTGCTTGTTCTTCATATGCATTCATACGAGCAAGTGATTCTTCTTCATATTGTTCTGCTTTATAGTCAGTATAAAACTGAGCTACCCTAAAACCTGCACTTAAAAACTGTTCACACATTAGTAATATACCTCAGATGTTATTGATAATATTCTTAACGGCATTGGTTTTGATTGAGATATAGTAACAAAAGGTTCTTGACTATATCCAAGAGTATGTACATCTTTTTTTCCTGTAAATCCTACCATTTCAAATCCATTATTTGTAAGAAGTACATCATTACTATTAACTTGTAAATCATATGTTTGAGATAATTCTATAATAGTTTTACCAATTTTTCTAGGTAATCCATATGTTGTTCCTAAACCTCTTATAGGTTGAACCGCATCTATAGATAAGGTTTGTATATCAATATCAAATGACAATCCAATATCTATAGCAGAAGCAGGTTTATCAAAAACAACAACTCCTGCTGAAGATACAGTACCAGAACCATAGTATTGTATTGTATCATCTTCTGTAGTTCCTGATGTTGCGTGTACTACTTTAGCTGTAAGATCAGGACTGCTATCTAATCCTATAAATGTTCTACTTGTTTTAAATGTAACTGAAGCATTATCTGATGCTGATAATGTTGTATTTAAAGTTATCTGATATTCATTACTTACACCTGTAGCATGAACAGATTGAATGACATATTCTGTTGAACCTATTTCTATTGTTTCTCCTGCAAAAGGTTGGCTCGTACAACCATCAATAGTAATAGCTGATTTACTTGTAACTGCTCCATTAACAAGTACAGTACCATAAGGTTGATAACTTCCAGATATTGTTTTACTTACAGAACAATCTGTTGGTAGTTCAAACTGTGAATTACCAAACTGTTCTAAATAATATTTTGTAGCACCATCTATTGTTCTTTTTACAGATGCATATAAAAATTTAGTAATACCTGCTACAGACTCGTATTCACCATCAGTTGTCCATATAACCCATCCTTGTAACTTTTGATCTCTATTACCCATAAAACATCCTAGTGATCCATCATCATTTGCAAATAACATAAACATTTCTGTACGCAATCCTGTTGATTTTAATATACCTGTATCTTGTGGATTACTAATAGCTTGTGGCGAAAGAACAGTTAAAAGGTTTGGTGTGTATTCTTCATTAGCTGAGTTATAAAAATATTCTCTAACAGATTTACCATTTGGTTGTATAAATAGTGCGGCTCCATCAAATATTCTGGGCATACATTTTTGTACTGTTCCTAAACTACTTTGTTTTACAATTTGTAAATCAGTTGGTGTTATTGGTCTACCTACTTGTGGTTTAAGAAAAAATTCACCTGTAGTTGTAAATATTTCTAAATTTTTACCTGATACTAAATGCAATATTCTATTTACTTCATCTGATGATATATTAATTTGAATTGCATCAACATCTTCTGCATCTCCAATATCAAAGTTAAAAAACTCTGCCAGTTTACTCCCAACAACAATATCAGGTATTGCACCTCCTGCAAAAAATAATCTTTGTTGATGAAAACGAGCTGTAGTTGGAAACCCATTATATGCATTATACACTTCTTCATCCCATGTGCGTGTTGGAGGATGGCCGATAATACGTACATTTGTACCACCCCCATCTTGTGAATCTCCTGCTGTATCACCTGAACCTGCTGTATATGAATATTTATCATCATCAATAAGAGTAATAGTAAATGTTCCATTTAAATGTGTTTCTGTAATACCTGTGTTTTGTGAATTTAATATTGCTTCTGCGCCTTCAATAGTTACAGATGCACCATTTGAAAATCCATGTTGTGGATGCAATACAATAACAGTACCTGATCCTTCTTCAGTTCGTAAAGGATCTTCATTAAGTTCAATAGATACTTTTCGTAATAATTCACCAACAGCATTAGTAGAATTTGTTACACTAGTTATTTCTATTTCAGATTCATGATATCTAATTATATTGCCTACCATACTGCTTTCAAAGTAAGCGGCACTTGTAACTAAATTTACACCAGTTTGTGGTGTTGTTTGATCTATATCTAATGTAACAGCATCATCTGCAAATTTAAAATAAGGTTGGAATGTCTGTGTAGTATCTGTTGATTGTTTAAATGTAAAAGCAGTTCTTGTAAATGTTGTAGCTCCTGTTCTTTTTATTATTTGTGGGTTAAAGTTTGTATGACAAATAATCATAGTATCACCAGATTGTGTATATGTAAGTTCAAATAATTCTGCAGTAACCCACGGACAACTAGATAATGTTTGTAATAGTGTGCCATTAGTAGAAAATATTTTTAACTTTGTATTTTGAAATGCAAATATATACTCTTGATCAGCTGAAAAAATAAAAGGTTCTAAACGACTTTGTTCACCAAGGTCTGCTCTATATAATGAACCTTGTCTTCGTTCTACTGCTCCTTGATTAAGACAAAACACATTACGTGCTTTACGTAATGCTTGTTGATATGCACCTACATCTGTACGTGTAACTACAGTATCATCTACCTCTCCTCGTGAAAAACTATTTTGATGAACCCTTTGTATTGCCATATAATTAAGAACTACTTGGTACTACAGCAGTAATCCCATTAGCAGAACCTCTATTTCTTACTTCTATTAATAAACTAGTATTTAACTTACGTGTAGTTTGTGTTTGTGATTCCATGCTACGTGCTTGTTGTAATTGTATTTGTGATCTTTTTTGATATAGAGTAGAAAGACTATCGTTTCTTGCTATAGCTCCTGCAAATAAACTGGCTAGTTCAAAAACAACTATTTGAGTAAAATAGTCAGGAAACTCATTTTCATGTGGTTGGTATGTATAATGACAAACTACAGCATCATTTGTTCCTGTATTTGTATATAAAAATTCACCATATCTATCAAATTTAATAACCTCATTTGATACAGTAAGTGTATGTACTAACAATGCATTTGTAGGTATTTGATATGCTGAATCCCATTTATCTAATGGATCTGTTGCACTCTTTGAAAGTTGTTGTTGTTTACTTGCAAATCTCCAACGTGCTTTAGTTAATAAATTTTTTAGTGTTGATTCGTATAATTGGTTTGCAACTACTGATTCAGTATTGTTGTCATTAAATGAAGAAATTATATTAGCACCTACAAGTACAAGTGCCTGATTTGCTATATCTACTTTGTTTACCATAATATAAATACTGGGGGAGTTACCTCCCCCAATACCCTATGTACCATTAATAGTTGTTACAGTAGCCGCCGCTGTTGCACTTGATACAACAACAACATCTACTGTTCTTGTGCCACCAGTTGACCCAACAGCCATGATTACATCATTCTGTTTAAGCTGATTGGTAGCATTATTGAAATATCCAGATCCTATAATAGTAGCTATAGCATCTGTAGAGTTGTAGAGATAAACATTTTGATCTCCACCACCTGCAATCTTTTTTAAGTTTGCTTGAGTAAAAGCCATAATATTTCTCCTATTCTGTTATTTGACATTCAATCGCACCATCATTGTCAATCATCACAGCACCCATAGACATATATGAAGTGATTAGATTACTGACCTTTTCAGGTATGTAGTTTACTTCAGTTCTGATATCAGAACCCATAGCAAGACCAACGGATGATTTATGATATGCATGACAATCTCTTGTTGTACTAGAAATAGACAAACCAGAAAATGTAAACCACATAAATCCTAACCATCTTTTAGCCGTTAAGCCACCTGCATATGGTAATTCACCTTCACCGATATATTCTGCTCTTGAGAACTGATCGATTTGAAGAAGATCAGCCCAACCTGCAGGAGATACTACAAAGTATCTTTGTCCATCATCAGGTACATCAGCTTCACCAAATGCTTCGTAAACTGTTAGGGCTTTGGCAAGTGTTAATGCCGCTGACCCATGTACGATATTGTTACTATTAGATCCTGCATCTAACACATCAACAATAAGTTGATCTGTTTTTCTTCCTAGTGCAGAAGCGGCTGATTGAGAAAGAACTTGTCTTTCATCAATGTTAGTCTTCAACTCATCCAGTCTATCGACATAATCTGCCGCATAGAAATCTGATAAAGTTACATCAACTGTATTATGCGTAACTTCCATAGTTGGAACATTAGCGTGTCTTGACTTTTCAGTCGCAGAGCCTTTGCCCACCTTTTGGAATCTAGCTTGGTTGCCTTTTACGTTATTAAGCTGTCTTACTGTGTTCTTTAATTTAGAACCCATACGTTGGTATGCCATATGGACTTCACTTTCAAACTGCTTAATAAAGGCAGTAGTAATGGATGTAGCCATTATTTCTCCTTATATTAGTTAATATTACAGTTAATCGAATTGTCCATTTTCAGATTTAAATTGGGTTATCCAACGAGGGCCACATAAATCATCTATGGGTTCTACTCGAGTCTTACTAGACTCATAGTAAAAATACAGTAATTTTACGTTTTTGACAAGTAGTGCACGCTTAGAAAATTTAAAACCCAACCATTTAAGCCATCTTATATTTTTTGTATGTTCATCTAATATATAATTATATAAGACTTTATACCTATTTGTTGCCCATGCAAACATACGTTTATTGCTTTTTAACCATGTATAACTACGTGTAAGTCGATCAGATCCAAGTAACCACATTGAGGCTATAGCAGGATTTTTTTTACTAGGAAAACAACCCCACATACCTTCAACTTGATTATCTATGTATATAGAAAATGTAATACTTCTTGGTCTATCAAATCTAAATGGATTAAGAAGTGCAGTAAGTGGATCAGAATTCATAACTGCTAATTCGTATTTATCAAGTTGCCGTAACCGAGAAGCTAAACTAAATGCATCCTCGGGTACGGACAGATCGTAATACATCATCTATATAAACGATTAAATGCATCATCAACTCTTTTGACGTATGCAGGATCTCTTTCTTTTTGATCAAAGTAACGAGGATCTTTCATCATTGAACGAACATCATCTAATGTTAATTTATTAATAGGTTCTGTAGGTTGTTGTAAGGAAATGTTTTCATTTCTCATATTCATAATAGTTTCAATAATTTCAATACCTTCTGCAGTTTGTCCAAGTGTTTCTTGAATGTGTGCATATTGATCAGGTGAAAAGTAACTTTGTGCAAAGTTATCAGCGGCATCAATACGAGCATTTGCATTTTCACCTAATTTTTGAAACTCATTATCAAAGTTTACTTGTTGATTACTCATTACATCAACATATGCATTAACACCATTCTCAAACATTTCTTGATCATAGGCATTTTCTATACAATGATTTTTCCACCATTCTGTTAATGGATTGCCTAGTACATCAGCTTCTGTAATCCCTTCAGGTAATGATGGTAAATCATATTCTTCAGGAACTTCTGATTCTGCTTCTGCAGATAACTCATTTATTATTTCATCACGAAGTTGTTCTTTATTTCCTCCAACAAACTTTTCTAACTCTTTATATCCTTTTTCTAGGTCTTCTTGCGATTTAAACTTACCAAGAATTAGTTCTTCTACTTGTGCTTGTTGTTCAGGATCTTGCGGTCTTTCAGACAAGTTTTGTGGTTCTTGTGGTTGTTGCTCAGTAGGTTGTTCTTCTGTTTGTGTTTGTTCTTCTGCTTGTTGTTCAGTATTATCTGACATCTTGTTTTTCCTTTACTATACGTTGGCTTTTACCTTTATTAACTCGTCTTTGGATTAGTGCAACCATATATCGTTGTCCCTCTAAATGTCGTAAACTTTCGTTAGAAACTTCACCACCTGCTACAGACTCTAAACTTATTTGTTTAAGATACCTAAGTGCTTCTGCACCTGCAGGTGTCTTAAATACTTGTTCAAATATAAAGTTTAGTTTAACTTCTTCTGAGGGATCTCGTTCAAAGTTGTCTAACCCTATTACACGATTAGGCTTTGTGTTCATACTCTATTTATACTACTTAGAAATGTTTTGTAAAGTATTAGTTACAGTTTCAGGATTCATACCTTGTGCTGATGCTTGTTGTTGCATAGCACCAATAGTCTGTGCACCCTGCGACATTTCTTCATCAGAACGAATTAACTCTTCAGGAACACCTAATTTTCTAGCTAAATATTTAGCAGTATCATTTTGTTTAATAAGAACATTGGTTAATGATGGCCCTAATCTAGCTTGCAACATACCTATAAATCTATCTAATGTAGCAACATCTTGTTGTTGTTGTGCTTGTGCAAGTGGCGAAGAAGATCGTATTTTTATTTCTCTGCCATTTATAGTAGGTATTTTAATACGTCCTTGTTTTTTAAGAATATATACTACTCTTTGTAATACAGGATTAACTAGTTCAGCTTGTAATCTTCCAAAAGCTGCACCTATTTGTCTTGACAAATCTGCCATACGTTCTGCCACTTCTGTAGCTGACATAGGTGTTTTTTGATTAGGCTGACCCAACATATCATTATACAATGCTTTCTTAATATTTTGACGCATATCTTTTAAAACTAAATCAGATATTTGAAAATTACCTGCAGGTGATACAGGAGTTAAACCACTACTTCCAACTGCTTTAGGTATAATAGTTCCCGGAATAAGTTGTATGTTATCTACATTAATAACACCATCATCTTCAACTTGATACATACCTGATATTGCCATTTGTGCATTCTCTAGTACAAGTTCTATTACTAAGTTAGCTGTTTTAATTGCAGGCAAAGCAAGTTGTAATGGCCCTCGACCATATACTTCCCCTGCACATTTACTCCATCTATAAATAAGATATGGATTAGATCCAATACCTTTAAATGTTTTAGACAAAAGTTCTGCTTCATATTGTTCTGAAATAACGCAATATACGTGTTCCTCTTCTTTTGCTTGATAATTTCTATAAACAACTTCTATTATCTTACATTCTTTATCAGGTGTTTTACCCATCTCTTCCATCATACGTGGTGGTATAATAGCTTCAGGATATGCACTTTTAATTTGTGCAAATTTAATTCTTCTTTCTCTAAATACATGATCAATCTTATCGTCATGTCCTGCATCTAATAATAAATGTGGTAATGGTATTGCTTTAAATCTTATTGGTTGTACTGCATCTCCTTCTTCAACAAGTAAACAACCTGTGCCTACTGCACAATCTAAAAATGTTTCATGAACTTCTTGGCTAAAGTTTGAGTTTTGTAAAATTTCAAATACATATTCAGTTACTTCATCTAATGTTTCATTTACTTCTTTACGTTCATTTTCGGGTATTTCTGTACCACTTGTAAATTCTGCCCATCTTGCATAATTGGGAACGATTCCAGATTGAAGTCTTGAGGCAAACTCTTGTACACCTACTACAGCTGTTTCATCAAATATACGTTCACTTCTACGTTTGGCTATACTTTCAGAATAAAATGATTCTCTTTGTGGTAATGCATATTCATAACAATCTTCAAAAACAGGAACCCATTGATCTTTTATTGCTTGAGCCCTTCTATATCGAGCAAGAAGTTGTTTTACTTTTGAGGCACTATAATCTACAGATGCCTGTGGTTTAACATCAACAACCATTAGACACCAAGTGTTTCTCTTGTTGTAGTACCTGCGGCAACTTGAAAACCTCTTCCACCTCTTCTACCTGATAAAAGAGAACGTCTTCCTCTTCTTCCAGTAAGTGTAGAAAGAGTATCTTGATATTGTTCTTCTTTCATTTTTTCACGTTCAGCTAATTCTTTTTTTCTAGCCATTTCTCTTTGTGCTCTTACAGTACCATCAACAGGTGGCGGTGGTGGTGCAGGCGTAGAGCGTTTTTTTCTTCTAAACGGATTAGGTATACTTACACACATTATCTTCGCCTTTCGTATATATTTTTTGCATTACCAGTAAAAACGTCAAATTTACGTTTTGCTATTATAGGTTTACTATATTTTGTTCCAATCGTCAACGATCTACCTTCACCTGCTCCTAACATTAAATATTGTAATGCATCATGAATATGAGAAAATCTATTTTTATTAGGACGTTCATCATAGCGTTCACCTGATACTTGAAGTCTTCTATAGTGATATCCACCTGAAAATCCACGTATAATATTTATACAACTTTTATCTATTAGAATACCTGATTCACCATCAACCATACGATTTAATGAAGCGGAAACTGATTCTATACGTAATGCTACATCATTACTAGGTGCAGGCCGTGCCATAATACCTTTACCTCTAAGTATTTGAAAAGGAGTAGATTCATCTGTTTGTACTCTATGATCACCTGCAGGATCTCCAAATATATAAAATTGTCTAGGATGATATCGTAACATAGATTGTTTCATTAAATCAGAGAATCGAACAATACCCATATCTTCTGCTACAAGTTCTTCTAATATGACCCATCTATTGCGTACCTTTTGTGCAAACACACACGCAGGTGTTAATCCAAAATCAATACCAACATAGATAGGTAATGATGGAGCAATAGCTAATTCTCCTTTAGCAACATGAACATCATGTTTAAATGACTCATACACAGGTTTACCATCTTCTACTGTGCCTAGTTTGTTAAGAACATAAACATCAATCCATGATTTAGTCTTACCCCGTATAATATTAGAGTAATAATTTTCAGTAAGATTATTTTGATTTTCAGAATTTTTGTTTTTTTGATATTCTTCTATTTCATTGTTTTTATTTTTTATTTCTAACATAGCAGAAGGTTGATTAAAAAATTTCCAGTTGTCAGGTTTAATAAGCATCTTAGCTTCTTGTTTACTAATATAGTCGGGTATAATAGTTTCACCTGCCATTATTGCCCACCAATGATCAGAGTCAGGGGGGTTGGTATCACAAACAACACCATACCATGTTGGACCACCATCACGCATAGATGGAAAACGACCAACACGCATAGAACAAGCATCAACAATACTTTTAGGAATCTCTCGTGCCTCATTGATCCACACTCCTGTCAGTTCTAATGATAATAACTTTTTAACATCTTCAGGTCTATCAAGTGCTAAAAATATAACTTCACAGTCTATATCACCTTTTTTAAGTTTATGTGTATATGGAACGCTCCATGTAAAGTTTCCCCAGTCTTCTTCTGGAAACCAATCAAGCCATGTTTTAATTGTAGTTGTTTTTAATTGTGGATTTGTATTACGTATTACTGCCCAACGTGTACGCCGTATACCTTGTTCATTTGGTTTTTGATTTATAGCTCGTTTAATTATTTCAATACAACACGCTACTGACTTACCTGAACCTACTGGGCCTCGTATACCTCTAAAGAAAGTATTGTCTTTTAGAAAATCTTTTAGTGTTGTACCATCAGGTTTATAACTTAGTGATCCCATAGTTTACAGCCAATTCATATAGTTTTTCTCTAGCTTGTTCTGATAAAGATTCTATAATTCTATCAGCTTCATGGTCAGTTACAAACTCTTTTGGATAATGTTTCATATGTTGTGATTTGACAACAGTACGTAATGTATTAATTTCTCTAATAGAATATTTAGTAAATATTGTCATGCTCTATATTTTTTTACTTTACGCGCAATAGATTTAGGTTGCTTACTAAATTGTTTACCCATAGCTTTATCTTTACGTTTCTTAGCAGAAGTACGAGCATATTCTTTAGATGATAAACTTTTGATAGCTTTAGATGGTAAATATCTTTCTCCAGTAACACTAGATTTTTTACCCGATTTTGTACGCCACTTTTGTTTTGACCATTTAGATAACGAGTTACTAGACTTCTTAGGCCCACTATATCCACCACCTGATTTTTTATATGCTTTGACGGCCGCTTGTGCTTTTCTGCCTGACCATTGACCTGCGGCAGTACCATGTGATGCTTGTGCTTTTATTCTAGCTACAATACGTTTCCATAGTTTTGGATTTCTTTTTTTTGCCGAACTCATTTTTTTGCTCTATTCTTTCTTCTACTGACCACTCGTATATTACCTTTAGAGTTATTCCGAGGGTTTCCATCTTTATGGTCAATATCTTTGTTATCACCTTTTTTTACTTTTTTCAATTTAAGGAACAATCTTCTTAATTTGTTGCGATACGCTCTATCCTTTTTTGACGAAGAAGATGATTGGAATTTTTTATATTCTTTCTTATAATTCCTAGTCATTGTTAGTTAAGATATGTGCCTCTGCCATTTTATATGCTTTTTCTTTTGAATGACCTTTGAGCATCTTATATTCTGCATATTGTTTTATTTGATTTTGTCTATGCAGTTGTAGTTCAGATAGACGAGCAGTTTCCATAGACTTGGCTACTGTTTCATTTTTTTTTATTTTATCTTTGACCACGTTTACGTTTTTTTCTTAAAGCTAAAATCATTTTAAGACGTTGAGCTTTGGTCATTCTTTGTGATTCTTTTGCATTCTCTTGATCTTTTTTTCGTGCTTCCATTAAAGATTTTTGTTCACCTTTTTGCATTCGAGCACCTTTACCTTCTTTTTTAGCTTCTTTTATTTTTTTAATTTTTTCAATCATCTTAGTTTCTAACGGCCCCGCTTTTTTATCTTTAGATGTTGAAGTAGATTTTGGAGTAGGCTTTCCTTCCACTTTTGGTTTAACTCTTCCCGGTTTGTCAATTACACGTCCTCCCTTTGCTCTAAAATCATCTGCAGTACCACCTCTTGGATTCATCATAAGTGATGGCTTTCTTGTTGACATTGAGGTAACGATCTTACCTTTTTTCTTTTTTTGCATAGCTGATTTACCATAACCTGCCATGCCTGCTATTCTTGAATAATTTACCATAAAGTTATTATCCTTTCTTTTTCTTTTTTGTCAACATCATGACTTTTCTTTTAACTTTTGCAGGTAGTTCTTTTAAATGAAATAATTTTTTACTAGAAGATGAATGTGTCTTACCAGAATGTAAAGATCCATCAGGCATTTTATGTGTGCCTCCTTTGTGTTCTTTACCATCTTTAGTGTAATGAGGTACGCCTTTCATTACTTCTTCTTTTTTGGTTTCATCATTTTTTTTGGTTTTTTTCCGTACATTTTATTTACCTTTCTTTTTTTTATTTTTTAAACGAATAGACATAGCTTTTGCTTTTCTTCTTGCATCAGCTTTACTAGATGCTCCCCACGCCCTCAATGATAAAAGTAAACGAGTAGGTCTACCTTTACTATCTCTTTCAGGCCCAGGCATATTACCCATACGTGCTAAGAAAGATGCACGCCTTGGATTATCACCTCGTTTTACTGGTGCTTTTAATGTACCACCTTTATACGAAGCTCGACCCTTGGCATTTAATCCTCCTTTAGGATTCTTACCTTCTTTCCGTGTCCATGCAGGTGTCTTTGGCATGAACGAACTTTAACAGAAAAAAAAATTTTTGTCGAGCTTTTTGAACCTATAATGTGAGGACAGGACATATATAGTGTGTCATGTGTGGTTTTTTCGAAGTACCCTATGTGTTTGTGTGAGCCAGTACATAACACCACAGACCGAGCTACTTGAGGTCTATATTAATCTGGAAGTCGCCTTTAACAAGATGCTGATGTTTATCAGGTGCTTTGAATCCTGCTCGGTCTAGAATGTCCTTGCTTGCCTCAAGCTGTACGTACTCTGACTTGGCTCCACTTGCTAGATCCAGTAGCTTACTCTGTGCCTTGACTGCGGACATTCCAATAGACTTCTGTATCTCTTGAAACATATATTGCTGTACCTCTGGGGAACGTAACGCTCGACTTGCACTTACTCTTGAGCTGTTTCCCTTGTATCCTGCGACTTTCGAGGCATCGGTGATTGTACATCCTGTGGCTACGAGCGTATCAACTAACTTCTTCTGTTGTGGTGTTATTCCCTTTGGTTTAATGTTTGGCATAACTAACTCTTCTAATATCAGACACCGACGTAAATGTCAACATACCAGTTTGTGTCCAACGGGATCCTCCTGAAAACCATCACAGATGGTATAGATTCGGGAAAGAACCCCCGAATCATTTCATACGGACCACTTATGGACTCGTTATATTAGTTAATTAGACGGATAGTCGGCGAACGGATACGGAGATGAATACAGACTGAATTCCCCTGACGAACATCTCCTATCCATTATATATATTACGCCGACTACATGTCATAAGGACTCTTCTCTAGCAAAGAACCGTCCTTACGGTGTTCCAAAGAGGGAACACCTATCCTGCAAGACACTCTATCAATGGGGTGCCTATGATGGGGGGACGCTTTTAGTTGAATGTAGTATCGAGTTACTGTTCAGTTTTGGTTCGTCATATGTCCTTCCTTTTTAGGTCAAATTAATGCCATTATGCCAGTAGATCATAATGTTCGAAGTTGTATATGCTAAAGCAAGTTAGAGTTGCCATCAGAAACAAGTTTCTGGGCAACGAGAAAAAAAATAAACATCCGTTTATTTCAGGCATTTTTTTTCTCACTAATCATATACATCTTCTCTGCATCATGATCTAAAACTGGCGTCATTAATTTAACAAAAAAGGAGAACATATGACAAACGCAAAAACTAAAACAGTAATCGATACTACATTCAACGAAAAGCTATTTAAACAAGGCATGGAGTTGATAGAAAAATCATTTGAAGGATTTGTTAATGATCTATCAGACATTAAAAAATCTGACTATGATGGAGCAGGCGAGCAAGAAATTGCACGTGAAACCAAACGTATTTTGAGAGCACTTACAAGATTGCCTAAAGCAGTCCAATCTTCTCATATGTATGCATTGGAGCAAGCTGAAGAAAAGATTGCTGATCGTAAACAAAAAAGTCAACCACATGATTATTTGACTACTCAATGTGAAAATCACATGGCTTGGCATACTAGATACAATGAAATATTTGAAGCTACTAAATTAGTATTTCAAGATGTAACAAATGAAAGTTACATACCTCAAACAAAATCTGATGAAAAGACTTCTGAAGATTCTGATAAGGTACTTCTAAGAATCAAACAATTCAGAGATTCAATGAAGTAACATCCTCGAAAGGGAGTTGCAGTTTCGTAACTCCCTTTTTTATTATAGAGTATTATTCAGTGTCCTCGATATCCTTGGGACGTTGCGTAACTCCCTATGTAATACTAACGCTAGTGTTTGTGTGTCCCCAAATTAGGAGGGTACCTTTTCACTATCATCACCCCATTGGAGGTTATTATGATTACATTTCGCACGTTGTTGGGCTTATATCTCAACATTATTTTCATTCCATTAGCACTGTGGCATATGCCTACATACAATGGATTGTCGTTGATGTTAACACTTGTATGGATATTCACAACTTACTTAGCTATTGATATTCATGTAACATCACGTAATAATAAATAAGGTGTACCCGTGGAGCAAGACTTTCCCCTTCCCCTTAGTGTCTTGCTCTATGGCTTCACAATGATGTGTAACCAAAAACAGGAGAACGTATGTCTAAACACTACATTGAACAAGAGATTGATCACATTGAGTCAATCACTTTACAAAAAATAAAAAACTACAAAGTGCAGTTGCTGATTGCAGAGTCAAAGCTCCCCCAATCTCAGCACGACCAAATACAAGAGGCATTTCAACACCTCGACAATATGTCAATAATGCTTGAAAATAACTGTTTCGATGAATCACTATGGGATCAATACAGCCAACATATTGACTTTGTATTAGACAATGCTAATGCAAAATCTTGATAAAGTTTACTTAGAATTTGTAAAGCATACAGAACGTATAGAGAGTAGTGTAAAATCGCTCGAAGCTATGCGTCTATATGCGGCACAAAGAAATCTTACTGGTGCTGACGCAGGGAAGACACTAGATAAGTTACTACATACCATGGCACGGGAAAAAGATTACTTAGAAAAATCTCACCGTACCATTCTTCCCTATTTAATTATCTTATATCAATGCATAAAACAAAGGAGTAATCATGCTAGATAATTTAGACTATGACTTCCCCACAGAAATGGTGGATTTGGAAGCAATCAATACCGAACAGCAAGTAGGTAAAGATAACTACAAAGTACCAAGTGCTATGGCTAGAGCGTGTGTACGCACAGACACAGGTCAAGTTCTAGGTATTCACGGCAGTAAATACAAACCAATATCTCATAAAGATGTAGTTGACAGAGTAATGGAAGGCGTTGAAAAAACAGGTCTTACAAATTATGAGTCAAAAATACAAATCCATGAAGCAGGTGCAAAAATGCGTGGCTCTATTACTTTCAATGACTTGGTAATTGAACCACAAAAAGATGATATCATAAAGTTTAGAATAAACTTCTTTAACTCATATGATCAATCATGGGCATTTGCTACTATATGTGATGGCTTACGTTTATGGTGTTTAAATGGTTGTACAACACCCGTTAATGCCTCTACATTACGATTTAAACATACAAGTAACGTAAACATCAACAGTATAGCAGATCGTGTTCACAAAGGTACAGAGTTCTTTATGAAATCAGAAAATGATTATCAAGAATGGGGTAAAACAAAACTACATGAACACAATGTACAAAAGTTTTTGGAATCTACATTATGTAAGACCTTCAAAAGATCAACAAATTCAGTACCTTACAATGTAACACGTACTGAAACCTTACTTCAAGGTTTTGATCGTGAAGCTCAATCATTAGGTAGAACAAAATGGGCATTGTACAATGCACTCACTTATTGGTCTACACATACTGATGGTGAACGTGGTCATGCTATACGTAAACGTAGAGAAGATGAAGTAGCTAAAGCATTATCTTCTCAACAATGGCAACAACTAGTTGCGTAAATATTAACCTTGTAATATTCTAATCAAATGAAAATTACAAATAAACAAAGTTCTTTACGTTGTCATAAGTGTAATCACTATTTCAACTATAAGAAAATGTATTCATTCACGTATTACAAAAGTGATATGACACAACTCTGTAATGCGTGTTATGAATATATGTATAACGTCATAACAAACCAAAGGAGGTAAAAATGACACAAGCAGAAGAACGTGATATCGAGAACGAATTATATCAAAGATGTTACGAGGCAGAAACATTCAAAGAGTTTATGTTTTCTGCAGAACCCTTACGTAAACACTTTTCCTATTTCAACAATGATGGTTGGCACAAGTTCTGTGATGATATCTGGTACGACACGTGGATCAAATATGCACAGGAGAAAGACTAATGATTGATCGAGATGATATGAAAATAAACAAGTCTACAAACACGTGTGAGTTTATAGACTTTCATCTTGATAATCCAAAAGTCTGGCGTATGTACCTACAGTTTGCATCTGACATGGTTCAAACTGGGCACAAAAAACTATCAAGTGAAATGCTTATCAATCGTGTAAGATGGGAGACTATGATTAACACAACTGATAAAATATTTAAAATTAATAACAATCATAAACCTTATTATGCAAGATTGTTATTATCAATACGTAAATTCAAGAACACTAAGTTTCTTGAACTACGACAAAGTGCTGCAGATGATTTGTCATACACAGAATGTGAGTTACTCATAAACAATGTATAAATCAACTGTAAAACAACTTCAAGAGAGAAGGCAACATCTAGGTATGTCAGCTACTGCTGTAGCTGAACACCTTGGTGTTTCTGATTCTCTAGTATCGCTTTGGGAATGTGGAAAGAAGCAACCTAGTAGTACAATGTTTTGTAAATGGATAACTGTGCTCGGCTTCAATATCATTCTCAATGTTTATCAATCTCAAATTCCAAAATCTTTTGAGCCAAGTTATGATACGAAGCAGTGGATCAAAGCAGAGTTTGGAGAAAGGTACGATTATGTCAACGAACTTAAAATCTTTGTCAACCATTATAGGGCAAATGGAACAACTAAATCAGATTGGCACTACGCTTTCCGATCTTGGTTATTGCGTTCCAAAAAATTCACGACCAATACAGCTCAAACCTCCCAAGGTACTGAAGAACGCCGTGAAAGAATCAACAATGTGTTTGCTATTAGCGATAAAACAAAACAAAGTAGATGAGTATGTAGCTACAGAAAGCAAAGCATTACAATATCTCAATCTATTGCGAGGCACATTGTTGCATTGTCAACAACTTATGTTGCCTGCCGATCCTAAATATATAGGCACGGCAATAGAAATGTGTGCTTCTACCTTCGGGTGTGATGTACCTAACGAACTTGGGTTAAAGATGTACGGACAAATCTTAGCCAAGTACCCTCAATGTATCATTGAAGAATATACATTAGAGTTAATCAAAACATATAAGTATAGAAGATTGCCTGTACCTGCAGACTTTCTTGCTATCTATGAACCACCATACGAACACGGAATGTTGTTCATAGAAAATACTTATTTAAAAACAAAAAGGTTTGCAAATATAGTACAAGAGTGCTATAAAATAGATATGAAAGGAGTATAATATGCAAGCAATTAAAAAAGTTGAACGGCCAAAAACTATTGGTGGTTCTGATGCAATACGCATTATGGAGGGAGATTGGCATAGCTTGTGGTTAGAGAAAACCGGGCGTCAAGAACCAAAAAACTTGGATGATGTGTTACCTGTACAAATAGGTATACTTACTGAAGAACTAAATATAAAAACATTTGTACGTGAAACAGGTTTCAAACTAGCTACACAGCATGATCTAAATTTCAAAGATGATTTTCGCCATGCTACTCTTGATGGCATGATTGAAACAGCTGACAAAATGTGTGTCCTAGAGTGTAAGCATACCAATGCCAACAACACTTTGGAAAATGTTATACGCAAATATATGCCACAGCTACAACATTATATGCAAGTTGCTATGATGGATTCAGCTTATCTATCTGTAATATTTGGAAATGGTAACAGATATGAGTGGTGCCAAGTACAACTAGATAATGACTACATTGAAATGCTATACGAAATGGAAGCAACATTTTGGAAAGAACACATAGAAAAAGACATACCACCTGAAGACATACAAGCAGAAATCATACAACAAAATCACATGAACAATATAAAAGTTAATGACATGATTCGTATTGATATGGACACTAACAATGAGTTTGTAGCTAATGCACATACTTGGCGTGAAACCAAAATTCCATACGATCAACACCGAGCAGTTGGTAAGGTATTGAAAGAACTAATACCTGCCAACTGTCGTCTTGCTGAAGGTGGTGGTATTAAAATATCAAGAACAAAAGCAGGACATTTAACCATCAAAGAAAACAAAGGAGGTTAATATGATGGGTAATATTGAACCAAGAGTACAGAAAATACTTAAACAGTATGATCTGAAACCCGAACACGCACTCTGGGAACTAAAGCGTGGAGGTAAAGCAACGCTTATTATGTTGCACAAATACTGTGAGCTTGTTGGAGCTAAAGCAGGTGTTGTTATTGATGACATTGTAGAAGTAGAAACCAACTCAGCACAAGGTATTGCAGTAGTAAAATGCTATGCACACAATGACAAAATGAAAGTCATTACCTACGGAGAATGTAGTCCTAAGAATTCAAAGGTAGCATATCCATATGCAATAGCAGAGAAACGTGCAGTTGATAGAGCCATACTAAAACTTGTTGGCTTGCATGGTTTTGTTTACTCTGAAGATGAGATAGAAGATACATCTAACCAAAAGATTGGATCTGCAGATGATGATGCTATCAAAATATTTATGAGTAATATAAAAGGTAGCAAAACTGTAAAGCAAGTTACTGGCTATTATGAAATGCAAAAAACAAATATTGCTAAAGCAAAGAAATCAAATCCCGGTTTGTATCAAATGGCTTTAGCACAATATGAATCTAAAAAGAAGGAGTTATCTAATGTATAATTGCATTACTTTAATTGGTAATCTCGGCGCTGATCCTGAGATAAAAAATACATCAGCAGGCAAAAAGTTTGCTATACTTTCATTAGCTACAAACAGAACAGTAGCTAGTGAAAAGCAAACTGACTGGCATAAAGTAGTAGTATGGGATGATAAGATTGCAGACATACTACAACGCTATACTAAAAAAGGTGAGCGTGTTTTATTGGAGGGAAGATTAACATATAGAAAATATCAAACAGAGTCAGGAGAAGAAAGAGAAAAAGCAGAAGTACATCTCGATCCTTTTGGAAGTAGAATGGTATTACTTGGAGATAGAAGTAATGTATCTGCAATCAAAAGTCCTGATGCAAACAATGCTATACCTAGTGATTCTGCATTAGCTGACTTTGATGATGATGTACCTCTATAATGTTTGAGACATTCATAGTATTTCTATGGTTAGAATGGGAGGGCAAGTTGTATATACGACCTGCCCTACCTTTGCAGAGAACGTGTAATTATACTACATGGTTAAATGTGCAAAAGCAATATAAACATGACTATGTAAATATTGTTGCTATGAAATGTGGATCATGGCACGACTACAAAGAATGGAGAAAACATCATGACAAAAAATGAATCTAGAGTATATGCGTATGTGTCTGAATTTATTGATATGTATAAATTTAGTCCTTCGTATAAAGAAATAGCTGAACACCTTGACTTTGCCTCACCTTCACAAGCACACAAGATATGTGTGCAGTTGGTAAAGAAAGGTAAATTAATAAAAGGAGAAGGTGCTAGAAATCTTGAGGTAAAACATGGGTAAATTTAGTAAGAGTAAAGGATATAGAGTAGAACATAAACTAGTAAAAGAGTTTAATAAAGCAGGAATCAAAGCACGGCGACAGCCAATGTCTGGAGCTATAGCAGACTTTCCTTATGATATAGAAATAAAAGATGAACGTTTTCATAAACTAAGTGTAGAAGTTAAAGCTAGAAAAAATGGTGATGGATTTAAAACATTAGAGAAATGGAAATCAGGAGCAGACTTGCTGTGCCTACACAAAGACCATGGCACAACAATGGTTTGCTTGGACTTACCACTTTTTATTGATATATTAAAACAAGATGAACTTTAACTATGGAGGATATGATTCAATGATATATCAAATAATTGATCAAGACGGATATATAGTAGATAAAAATACTGGTAAACGTAAACTAGATCACAAAGGTTTAGAAATAAGAGTGCCTGATGAATATCTTTGGATGTATAGTATCTACAATACAGAAAATGATTGAGTATATTTTAATTTTAATGATGTCTATAACATTTGCAGGTGACGATTATGTATTTCAATTTGAATTATTTGCAGATGTAACTGCTTGTAATATTGTGAGTAAATATTTTGAATTAGTTTTTGTACCTACAGATACATTAAAAATTACAGCACAATGTATTGAGCAATACAAAATTTATGCTATGTGAATAAACTGTGTATAGCTTGACAATATATAATACTTAGTACATATGTTATGTATGTATAAAAGAGTTCTAGTAATATCTGATTTACATATACCTTATCATCATCAAGATGCTTTTGAATTTTTAAAAACAATTAAAAAAGAATATAAACCTGACTTCGTTGTAAACATTGGTGATATGTTAGACTTTCATGCAATATCATTTCACAGTCATGACCCAGACCTTTACTCGGCAGGTCATGAACTTAAAGTTGCACGTAAGTATGTTAAAGAATTAGAAGCTATTTATCCTGAAGTAGTTGAAGTAGATTCCAACCATTCAAGTTTAGTTTATAGGCGTGGTTTAAAATTTGGAATGAGTAGAGAGTTTATGAAATCATATGCAGATTTCCTAGATACTAAAAAATGGAAATGGGTAGATGATCTTACGCTTACCTTATGCAACAAACAAAAAGTTTTTTTTACACATGGTCGAGCGGCTGATGTTTTAAAAGTATCACAGACAATGGGTATGTCTGCTGTGCAAGGACATTATCACACGAAGTTTTTAATACAATGGTGGGCAAATCCTAACAATCTTTTCTTTGCTATGAATGTAGGTTGTTTAATAAATCAAAAAAGCATGGCGTTTAACTATGCAAAAAATTTTAAGACACGCTTTATTGTAGGTTGTGGTATAATAATTAATGGAGTACCTAAATTATTACCTATGATTCTTAATGATAAAGGACGTTGGATTAAAGAACTACCAGTATAAAAGTAGAATTAGCCCTAGAAAGCCAAATAAAGCCCATACAGGATATTTCATAATATTTAATATGATTGATTGCCAGAGCCCACGAATCTTCATCACGACCCATTCTGTGCCCTTAATTCTCGCCTTGAGAAGTTCTATAAATCTTTCGTAGTCTTTTTGTTCCATTTGTCTGCTATCTTCTCTCCTGATCTACCAAGAGTATACCCTCCAACACCAATCATGACAATATCCAACAAAGAATTTTGTACTGACTCAGGAATATTAGGCGCTGTCCAACCAAACCAATGACACACCATTAAGAATGCAAAGGTAAGCATAAGTAACGGACGCCAGTTTCTTTGTAACCAAGATCCTTGTGCCTCTAGTTGAACTATCTTAGCGGCATTTTCTATTTCAGTAAGATCACCAGTAATAATTTTATGCTGTAGCTCAGCTTTAATTTTTTCTTTTTCTGCTTTAGATGTAATTACTTTATCTACAGTAGAGAATATTGATTTAGCTATAGGTGCAAGTAAAGGTAACATCATGAAATACTATTGTAAAATTTATGTTCACCAATTTCTATAACTGGTTTGTTATGCTCAACCCACTTAGGGTGTATTGCTTTAGTATGATAATGTGTACTACCATTAGTTGGATCGGGTATTACCTTATGTATTACATAATAACAAATACCTACAAGTCTAAGATAGGTTGCATCTAACTTACTAAGATTAACTAACTTTTCTCTATTAGGATCTCCTTCATTCCAACAACTAAACTGCCAATCTTTAAGACACACCTCTTGTATAGAAGAACCATACCAACTATTTTTTAAATAACGATTATTTATTACATGAGCTACAGCAATTTGTCCTGCAATACCTTCGCCTCGAGCTTCGCCATATAATGTCTTAGCCATAATATCTAATGTCTTAGTCATCATTGTCATAATAAATCCTTTAATATTTGGTACTCATAGTATAGAAATACAATAAGAACTACAATAGCTACAGAATAAATTATTCTATCTCTAGCTTTTCTTTTTATAGCTTCTAATTTTTTTATACGCATCTTATGTTCTTTCTTTACATGAGCTATCTCTGCTTGTAATCGTTCCCATTGACCCGGTGATCCATGTATAAGTATTACATCTTTAAGTTCATCTTTCATACGACGTACTTCTTCTTTACGTAAGTGAGCTTCGATTGCTGTTTGCTCAACACTCGAAAACTTACCAAGTATACTCTTTCCCTTTTTACTAGAGTGGTGTTCTAACTGTGCTTCAGCATTTGCAAATTTACTTATAAAACCTGTTAGTTTATGTAAATCTTTACCAATTTTTACACCTTGCATAATAACACTATGAGCAGATTTAATTGTAGCAAATGCTGTTAACGGATCTACAAACATTAGTGTATTCTCCCATATGATGTATCATGATCAGTATTCATCATATCAACAAACTCAAACGCTTCTTCTTCAGAATCAAAGGATGATGCCGTAATTGATACAGTAAATTTTTTGGTTTTTTTATCGTAGTTTACTACGTAGGTTAATCTTATTTCGTCATCTGTCATAGCACTTTAAGTATTAATGTTATCAATACACCCATAATAGATAGTGTTGATCCCATTATCAATACCTCAAGTCTTTTAATTCGTGCTTCTAGTTTATCTATTGATATTTTATTATGTTCTCTATAGATAGAACATTCTCTTTCGTGTGCCTCCATCTCGGCGGCTACATCATGGATAGTTCTAGTGTCCATTATCTTTTATAACCCTTAATATCTTCATCATCTGGTAATGTGTCCATTGTAGCTTTAGTCTTAACTGATCCATCTTCATTATATTCTGTAACAAACAATGCTTTTAATTT